CATAGCAAACTTAAATGTAAAGATTATTTCATCCAACGTCAAACTCTCGCTCGATGATCTTGGAGAAAACTTATAGTTGAATGTGTGTGTCCTAAAATTGACTCCTTCAAACAAAACAGCCATATGTGGATTAACTGCCAACCCAGCTCCAGACATAGCCCCTCTCACCCCTCCAGCCAAAGCAGCACCAACTGGTAATCCAAGTACACCGCCCATAGCACCACCTAAAAGAGCACCAACTTCAGGAGCAATGGATGCTCCAATGGCAGCTGCCTGTGCACCCAAAAGCTCTCCCGCTTCACCAATTTTGAATTGATCTACAGCAGAACGTACAGTTCCGCCCCCTCTCACAAAATCCTGTGCAGCATTACCAAGCACTTGAAGACCTACCTCACTATACTGAGCACCATATCCTGTGGAAAGGTTGTTTGGAATTGGTAGACTGATAGATCCTGTCTCTCTTGGCTGCCTGACCGATCCTCTTTTAGTTCGTCCTCTTGAAAAAGAGGTGAATGTGATGTAATGTGTGTCAAGGTCTGGAGGAAACGTAAACGACCCTATGTTTTGAATAGGTTTTTGCAACCTCGCGAGCTTGTTTACAGTTTCCCCTTGATACGGGCTTGGATCGTTTTCTGCAGTTCGACCAACTGGGTTGGTAATCGTACCGCTTGCATCTTGGTTTCCAATACCACCAACACCTGATTGTGTTGTCCAGACATACGATGCTGTTGGCGGCTTTACTATTCCATACGACGATCTATTAGAAGCATCAAACGTATGAGTACCATCTACTACAGCAGCAAGAATGCTTCTTTGAGCATTGCTGCCTGGTTTTTGCTGATAAAAAGCAATAGGAACAAATGTTTTCCACCAACTTAAAGACTTGTCTTCGCCGCGCTGTTTGTTATACTTGGCAAGATATTCTCGTAAAGTATTCCAATTTCGGTTAAAGTACGCACTTTGCAAGCTGCTGTCGCCGACATCATTTACTGCAGCGTAAAAATTATTTTTCTTTTCAAACCTTTCACGCTGTATTGTTTCTATCTTCTTATCAGAAAAAGTACCATATTCGTTAAATTTGGCAACTTGATCAGGTGTAAGTTTTTTAGAATGACCGTCTTTGCCAAAAGCTTCATTTTGAACATACCACAGCAGCCTCTCGCCACTAGACGAGTAAGATTCAAACACTCCTCCAAGGCCTTCCCGACCGAGATATCCAGGAACTGCTTTACCAGTTTTACTTTGATCCGGACCAGTTCCATAATGATCCATAATGGCTCTGATAGGAGCATTAGCCCAGTACCACTCTAGCTTCTTAAGATTGTCCAGTGCATTTACATCATAATTAACCGCATATCCTTCTGATCTGAGATCAGTATAAAGTTGTTGCAGTCTAGGATTAGCGTGAGCTAGAAAGGTTTCTTCTCTAAGAAATCTTCCAGGTCTTCCAGGTGTTGACTCACGGTAATCGGCGCCTAGAATAATATCTGTGAGCGGCATAACTATCTTCTCTTTCTAAATAGTTGAATGAAAACACATAAGGGATACTATAAGCCACGCCATCCTAACAAGTACAAAGGTGATCCCGATTGTATTATTTATCGGTCCAGTTGGGAAAGGATGTTCATGGTTTATTGTGATAACAACCCAAATGTATTGGAATGGTGTAGTGAAGAAGTAATTATACCATACAGATCACCATTAGATGGTCGTCTGCATAGATACTATCCCGACTTCCTTATAAAGGTACGCACTGCTAGAGGTGCTACCGATACTATACTTATCGAAGTTAAACCATACGCTCAGACACAACCTCCTATTGTTCGCAGCCGTAAGACCAAAAAGTATATCAATGAGGTTGCTACTTATGGCATAAATAGTAGCAAGTGGCAGTTTGCTAAAGAGTACTGTAAGGATCGAGGCTGGAAGTTTCAGATCATTACAGAGAAAGAGCTAGGAATCTAATGGTAGCATACGTATTCGATCGGATAATTGCACAGGGTGCTCGTGCAGGACAGATACCTGCGCGTACTCAACAAGCACGTACATGGTTTAGAGACAAAGCATCCAACACTCGTACTCAGCCTGGTAGACTTATCTCTAGTAGTGACAATTATGTTGGTAAGCCAGAAGTAGGTGGTATGTTTCTATTTGGATACGATCCTAAGCATAAGAAGACACTACCATACTACGACAGGTTCCCTCTCGTGATACCAGTAGACGAAGCAGAAGGTGGCTTTGTTGGTCTTAACATGCACTATCTTCCTCTCAGGCAGAGAGCAGTACTGATGGATGCTCTATATAAGACAGTATCAGATCAGAGATACAATGATAAGACTAAGCTGCGTATCAACTACAACGTATTAAAGAGCGCATCTAGGTTTAGAGCATTCAAACCAACATTCAAGAAGTACCTTGCTAGTCACGTGCGTACAAGGTTTGTAAAGATAGAGCCAGTAGAGTGGGACATCGCTCTTTTTCTTCCCTTACAACGGTTTGAGAAGGCGTCTGCTGCACGTATACATAGAGACTCACTAGGAGCACTCCAGTAATGCCATTTCGATTAGACACGATTAAAGGAGACCTGAGCCGCGGCCTAGCTAAGAACTCTAGCTACCGAGTTTTCATAGGTGGTAACTATGAAATTGCTTATAGAGCAATTGCTGTCACTGCTCCTGGTCGACAACTTACAGCAACACCTACTGGAGTATATGGAGCAGTACAAGAAATAGGTTATGGTGTAATTTATCAACCTATCACCATGACTATTCTATCCAGTTCTGAACTTACAGAGAGAGCATTCTTTTTGGAATGGCAGGATGACATTATTGGATCACACCGGAGGGTAGGAGGAGCTTCGAGTATAGGCGGCACAGTTTCCGAAAGTGATTTTGATACTGGCTATTATGATGACTATGTAAAGTCAGTAAGCATCTTCCATTACGATCACCAATCTGTTACCGGTAAGGAAAAGGTTACCAACGAGATAAGGTTGATGGAGGCTTGGCCAAGAAATGTTAGTGACCTGACCTATAGCTATCAATCAACAGAACTTTTGACTTTTACAGTATCCATGCAATATAGATATTTTACTGAGATGAGCTTGAGTAAAAGAGCTAGCGGTGGATCTTCAGCTTTTTAATGAAAAGAGGATAAATTATGGCTTTGCCTTTATTACAAACACCTGAGTTTGAAACCACACTTCCTTCAACTGGAGAGTCTATATTGTTTAGACCCTTTCTAGTTAAAGAAGAAAAGATTTTGTTTATGGCTCTACAAGGTGGTGATCAACATGAGATGGTCAATGCTGTCAAAAACATTTTAGGTGCATGTGTTTTATCACCTGAATACTTCAATGTAGAAAACATCACAATGTACGATGTTGAATACTTGTTCTTAAAACTAAGAGGTAAGTCGGTTGGAGAGCAGATCGATCTAAAAGTAAGACATCCAAACAGCGAATGTACCCACGTTAGTGATGTGTCGATAAATTTGGATGAAGTTAAAGTAAAGTTTCCGGAGAACTATAATGATACGATCCAGCTGACGGATAGTATTGGAATCAAAATGAGACCTCCTGGAATAAGTTCGAGCCTTAATATTAATCAGGACGATCCCGGCTTCGATGACTTGATGAACTTGATAGCACAATGCGTTGTTATGATTTATGATAATGATAGTGTATATGAAGACTTTACACAAGAAGAGGTAGTGTCTTTTTTAGAGGGACTTAATCAGAGTCAGTTTACTAAGATTCAAGAATTTTTAGCGAGTTCTCCAAAATTGTCTCACACCATTACTTGGACTTGTGAAAAGTGTGGAGAAACTGAGACACTGACTGTAGAGGGCCTCAACAATTTTTTTACGTAGCGTTCGGTTATGATTCCCTAGCTAATCATTACAACATTAACTTTTCCTTGATGCAACACCATAAGTATAGTTTAAGTGATCTTGAAAACATGATACCATTTGAAAGACAAATATACGTTGCATACTTGATAGCTTACTTAGAAGAAGAACGACTAAGGTTAGAAGAAAAGAAATGAGCGATATCCAAACACTTATACAAACTGTGAAAGCAGAGAACCTAGCAACCAGAAATACCATGCTTCTTTCATTGAATAAAGAAGATATAATGCTTGATATATTGGTTCAAATAAACCAAAGTGTGCTCGCCATCAAAGAAAGTCTTTTTGATTTCTTTGATGCTGAGCAGGAAAGATATAATGAAACTAAATTAGCTGCTATCGAACGTATGAGGGAACAATCTGCCAGTCTTAATCAAACTGGATCACAGTTAGCAACTAGAGAGGATGCAAAACCAATCGAAGGGGCAGGTCTTTTCGGAGCTATGCTTGCTGCCCTGCCAGCTTTGCTTATAGGTACAATCGAAGGTTTATTCGATTCGGTAAGGTTAATACTAAGAAACACACCATTTTTAAAATCCTTACCAGCCTTGGTTTCTAGATTATTTTCACCTATCACTGACACTCTAACTAAGACCTTTGGTAAGCAGTCGAGATTCTTTGCTGCCATAAAGGGCATAGGTGATGCGTTTGATATTGGCTTCCAACGAATAAACTCTGGTATTCGTGATGTAGATGGTCGTTTTCGAAAAATGACTGGCTTAGAAAGAATTTCAAAAAGTATAGGTGGCTTTGCAAAAATACTAAGTGATATAGCAACCAAGGTTTTAAATTATTTTAACCCTGGCAATGTACTTAAACCCCTGACTGATGGTGCTGGAAGGATAAGCAGTTTTTTTAAAAGCATTGGTAGTACTATTGGACGGATTGGATCTGTACTGAGAAATGCAGGAAGGTTGATAGGAAGATTAGCAGCTCCTATTGCAGCCATAATGGCTATATTTGATACAGTGACTGGAGCTATAGATGGTTTCAAAGAACAAGAAGGTAGTTTGCTTCAAAAGCTGACCGCAGGGTTAATAGGAGGTCTCAAAGGCTTAATCACTGGTTTATTTTTTGTACCTCTTGATTTGCTTAAAAGTGGTGTCTCGTGGGTAGCAGAACAACTTGGTGCAACTGATGTAGCTGAGTTCCTAGACAGCTTCTCTTTTGAAGAGATTGTTGGTAGTTTGTTCGATGGTCTAAAAGATATTTTAGTTAACATAGATCAGTATGTGAGTGATGCTATCGATAGAGGAAAGGATCTACTATATTCATTAGGACGTACGTTAAAGATTAGTGACTATGACCCTGAAGCGGAACAGCGGATTGCTCAAAGAGAGATTTCAGGTGCTCAAGAGGAGATAACTGAGTTAGAAGCAAGAGATTATAGTTCATTTTCTGAGAGAGATAGAAAAAGAGCTGAAGCTAGTAGAACTAGACGAATAGCAGAACTGCAATCTAACATTACGGAAGCTCAACAGAGGTCCGACTCTGCTACTCAAGCTATTGGTGCTGCTGAGGCAGCTGCTACTCCTGAACCACCACCTCCCCCTCCTCCAAGCGACTTGTTCCAAGTAATGGACGCTCAGGGTGAGGTAACTGACCAATTCTCAACATATGAAGAAGCATCTGCTGCGGCTGCTGAACTTGGAGGTGGTGCATATGCAATGGCCAATCCTAATCCAACTCCGGCTGAAGAGAAGACTATTGCTGCTACAGAAAAGACTGCAGATGCAACTGAGTTATTAGTTGAGAAAGCTACTGAGAAAGGTTCTCTTTATGTACATGACGTGCATGTGCAAGAGGCAATTGCTCCTTTAGTACAAGCTACTGAGAAAGCTGACGTGCATGTGCAAGAGGCAATTGCTCCTTTAGTACAAGCTACAACATCATATATGAATGCAGTGCAGTCGTCTAGTAATCCTAGCTCATTAAATTCATTATCGTCTAATGTACTTTCAAGCGTTCAAAATCAAAACCAAATAAGTCCAACTACAATTAATCAAAATGTAGGCGGCACTCCTAATAGTATACTTAACAGTCCTGTAAACCAAGCTTCGCGTAATGTACAGAGTGCGGCGTCGACCCCAATCATCATCTCCAATACAACTGGTGGATCTAACGTAAGCACTAACGTCAACAATAACTCTACTACTATGATTGGTGGAGGACCATCTGCTCGCTCAAGTGATGCGTCTCACCGTAGACTTCAAGACAGGATGCAAGGTGTAGTATAAAAAAAGGGGGCCTTCCTAGGTGCCCCCTTTCCCTGCTAGAGTTGCTTAGGTGCTAGCAGTCACCCTTCATGGCGAGATCCGGTATCACTCGCATGAATCTTTAGCCGTCTTGAGCTAACTTCTCAAAGAACGACATTCCATCGTCATCATCTTCGTCTGTGGACCAGGGTAGGTCATCAGCATCCGCCGTAGCTGCTGCAGGAGCCGGAGCTGCCCTTGCAGGAGCAGGAGCTGGTTCAGCTTCCTCTACAGTAGCACTTCGGTTACTAGTATCAGCGTCGATACCAAGTACACGGTTCAGCTTAGCTTGTAGCTCCTCATACGACTTGAAGTTAGATGGGTTAGTGAACTCAGCAAGTGGAGTCTGTGACTTCCAGATTGCTTCCAACGCATCGTCTTCAGCGAGAGGCTCAGATGAGTCGAACTCGCTCTTGTCATAGTTACGATACCCTTCCACCTGTCGAATCTTTAGCTTGAAGTTAGCACCTTCCCAGAAGTCAAATGGATTTACTGGTTGCTCATCTTCGAACTGAGGATTCATCAGATCATTGATCTTGTCCCAGATACGCTTACCGAACTTGTACAAGAACACCTTTCCGTTGTTGTCAGGGTTGGAAGGATCGTTGATCACTTGAATGTTAGAGATGTAGTTAAGACGTCGCTTCTGCTTACGAGCT